GAATCGCGAAGTCAACTTTCGCTTTCTTATTCGTTCCCTTACGACGCCCACGCTTTGTTGATTCTGCAAGAGGCGGCCAATTACCTCCGCCCTTGCTGAACTTATCGAAGCGACGCTGTACGAATCCTCGATACCTCGCGGCCCATTGCTTAAGCACGCGCAAGATATGTGGCGACGACGAACCCTTATCGAGTTCATTGCGAAACTTTTTGAGTTTGCGCAAGTCAAGTTGTACAGTGACTTCGAGCATGAAAATAAAAACCCTGTGCCAAGCCACGAGTAACTTGACACAGGGGACGGCCACACGGGCCTAGGCAGACGCTGACGACGCAGAGCCGGTGTTCGTTCCAAGGATCAACGCCTTGGGACGAGTGCAAATGCACAGCGGGTTTTGATTAGTGTGCAACTCAACACCCAGGTCCCACTTCATGCGTTCTTGCTTGGCGTAATACGGCTTGCCAATCGTGTTGACTGACTCCGTGAAAGGCGCCGGCGCAAAGTACGTCCACAAGAAGTCGGGAATGCCCACGGGAACGAAGTGACATTGGTCGGGGTCAACGAAATACGTTGAGCCCAACTTGCCGCGGTAGTTCCACCACGTGATGTCGCCGAACTCGATTCCGCGAACGCGTTCTTGCTGTTGATTCAAGAACGACTTGTCAGCGAGGTTCACACCAGTGAGACCTTCAATGACAGAGGCGTTCTGGATCAACGAATCGAAGAAGTTGTCGCCGCAGACCGCCATCAGATCACGATAAGTGGTGAGGCCCAAGATGTCTTCGAGCAAGCGAATGACTTCAAGCGCTTTAAGCTTGATGTCGTCGTTCACAAGATCGAACTCGACGACTTCTTGCGTGATGCCGAATTCGTCAAACAAGTTGTAGATGACAGACGAGCCGTCCGCATCAAGGATCTCACCCTTGAGCGCGCCGATGCGATGCCACTCGAGCGTAAGCTCGTGCGACTGTTTCATCATCTCCATCTTGTCATTCACGCGAGTCTGCACGGCTTCAACAGAATCCTCTGACCCGAAGGCGCGAACGTTCTGGACTTCGTCAGCCAAGACCGCATCATTCAACGGGATGTGAGGAACGATGAACGACCGCACCTTGCGCTTCGGCTGGCTTTGCACCGTAGGCATCGTGCCGCGCGCGGCCGTTGGAATCAATTGCAGTTTCCCGTCCTGCTCTTCGATGGCGACCGTAGTTGTCGACACGCCTTGCTGGCGGAACAAACCCATTGACCCAAGTCGCCCAGGCACGTAAGGCAACTTGTTGATGGCGGCGGTCAGCGACACAAAGCTGAACGCCTCCTCATTGAAAACATCAAGTACCACGGTCGTATCTCCTAAAAGTACTGCTTATGAGTGGAACGGCCTGCCTAGGTCGTTTGCTCAGCTTGGATTGACGGCTCGACGCGAACGACGATACCAATCGCTTGAATGCGAGTGATGTAGTTCGCCAACGTGATCGGGTCGCCGTCGTAATCGTTCTCTGGCAACACATCACGATTGATCGCAGCCGGACCGCGAACAAGCGCGGGCAGTTTGCGCGACTCACCATCAGCGAGCACCGCATGCTCCAGCAAGATCGCGTCAGTGTTTGCGATGTTCGCCGCGATGACCGGAACCGCAGTGCGCGCATCAAGCGTGCCCGCGAGATCAAGCGGATGACCAACGACAAGGGCGATTTCAGCACCCGTATTATTGGTAATCGTGACGCTCTCGCGAGAGAGCATTGCGTTTTCTTCGGACTTCAACAAGTCACCGATGGTGACCGGCTTTTCGTACAGAGTCATCTTCAATAGTCTCCACCAGTGGAATGAAACACAAAGGTCTGCCTAGGAACCTTAGCGGCGTTTGGCTGCTTCCGCCGCGCGACGCTCTGCATCGCGAATGAGACCATTGTTCGTGGCAGAGTCGCCACTGTCATTGCCGTGCGACAAGCGCAACGCTTGCGCGCCCGTCTTGCCTTTGAGACTGATGACAGGTTCGTTCGCTTTCGCGAGTTCATGCCACCCGTCAAAGCCGTCATCGGCCTTACCTGCAAGTGAGAGTTTCAGCGACACGTCGCCGGTGAACTTCTTCTTCGCCGCGGCGGCGACAGCAGGTGTGATACGACCTTCACCGACGAGCGCATCGATTTTCATCGTGCGGTTGTCGCGCATGAGGTTGACGAGCGAAGCGGCGACGGGCGCCTCTTCTTCTTCTTCGTCTTCAGGATCGACTTCGCCGCCTTCGAGCTCAGTGACCTTCTTCGTTAAGTCTTCAACCTGGCGCGTCAGATCGCTGAACGCCGAAACGATCGCAGCTTCAAGCTCCGCCTCTTCCTTGTCAGCGACAGGAATCGACAGCTTTTCAGCAAGAGAGCTAAGTGACATAATCTTCTTCTCCACAAGTGACGCGACGATAGGCTTAAAGGGTTCGAGGCCAGGAATCACTGGGTAGTTCGTTAGCGCGACATGTCGGATGGGTTTGAACCACGTGCGGCCTTTCCCATCTTTGAATGATCCCGGCACAAAGATGCTAACATCAGACGACTTAGCCAACTTTGCAGCATCAGCATCACGAAAGCGAATGCCCAAGAACAAAGCTTGCTTGCCCTTGGAGTTAACGCCGACGCGTGAACGAAACACTTGACCGCGATTGTCCTCGGTATTCTCAGTATGACGCAAAGGAACTGGGATGCCCACACCTTCACTTAGCATCTTCGTGACTGTGTCATGCCAGTGCATGATTAAGTCTTCGTCAACGCTGAACGCGGTGTCGGGAGTCTCAAAGTAATCACTCTCGTAGATTACTTCTTTCTCCCACTCAAGCGGGTCATCGAGTTGCTTTGCCCAAGCAGTCGATAACTTGTACACCATGTTCTTTGACATCATACCTCTCCACCAATAATTATACCGACTTACAGCGCTCTTGTACTAAAGACTCGCCCTGGGTTAAACTCAAAACCTCGGTCAGGCAACACAGGTGTACCATCACCTAAGAGCGACGGTGGTTTCACAGCGCGTTCTGGCTCAAAGACTGGGATCACTTGACATCGACAATTCCAACCATTAGGCGGCCAGAAGCGTTCCCAGAAAGGATCATCCTTCGGCAGCGTCACGCCATCAAGCGCTAAGTGCGTCTCGCGCGTGCGATCATCACCAACTGCCGAATATGTGTATCCCCATAAGATCTCTTGGATGTCAGGGTCTTGATCAGCTTCCCAGCGACCCGCTCCATATGCCAGCTGGGTCTGTGTGCGGAAAATCGTTTCCAGTTGAAACTCATTCTTGGGCGTAAGGCCGAGCTTATCAAATTGTGCATAGAGAACCTTCTTCGCGTCGCCTACTGTCGCGCCTTCAGCAATCAACTCAAAGATCGACTGACGCAACACTGCCTCAGTCTTGTCACTTACATCCTGCAAGATACGAAGAGCTTGCGTTTGATACTGCGCTTGCAGCGATCGCAGGTTCAGCCCAAGTAAGTTGCTGTACTTCTTGAGTACAGCATCAAACACGCTTAGCTGTAAGCCAGGTTGAGCTTTACGAGCAAGCGTGCGTTCTTCATAAGCACCAAGCAAATGCGTCACAAGCATCGCGTCGCGTAGAGTAGGCGTCATCCCATTGATGATCGCCGCGCGTATCTCTGGAGTATAAGACCCGCTCGCATAAGACTGTAAAGCGATGCGACGAATGCGAATGCTTAAGCGCTTAGTGAATAGGACTCCACGAACTTGAATTCGTCGAAGCTCAGCAAGCGCGCGTTGCGTATGTAGTAGTCTACGACTCATCAGTTACAACTTGTGGGAAGGTGGCACGAGCATGCGCAGGCATGTTAAGACGAATCGCGCCACGCTTAACGCGATAAGCCCACTGCATCACTTCTTCTTTGTGAGCAGACACATTGTTAAGCGCACTCTCCGAATCCTCGATGCCGCGTGACTCGTATAAGAACACGCCTGCGAGACGCGCAGTCGCATCAACGATTGAATTGTCGTACGGCATCTCAAACGGCAGCGTGTACGGCCCACCTTGCAGGAGCTCGTCAAGCTTACGCGATGCACGGTGTAATGCCCACGCCTTACGACGTCGAATCGTCGCGTCTTCATTATCGTTGTCTAAGTCAGCCCACTTGTTGACATTCGACCGACCAAAGACATCGTAGAGTGCGCGGCAGTTAGCGTAGACGTCCGGCCCGAAGAAAGGCAGGTTAGCAACCGCAGTATACGTCTCCTCGATTGACGCCGCATACGGTGTGACTCCGCGTATCCACGACGCCTCCATTGTAACGAGATAATCGTCGTCCTCGATTAGACCCGCGGTTGCTGGAAGAACGTACTTGTAGACGCCATCAGAGTCCTCTACGTACTCCATTGCTTCATCGTCGATGATGCCATAGATACTGATGAGAACTGTCGCGTCGTTTACGTAGCCTTCTTCGTCCTTAAGGCCAGACAAGAAAAGCGTGTTCACTTGGCCAACGTATAGCTCACACCCCATCTTGCTGGCCTCCTAATCGCTGTTGCGCTTGCTGCATTGAAATGTTAACTTGAGACGACCCGTTCACTGCAGGCTGCTCGATTAGAATTATACCTTCAGCGTGAACTTGAATTGTCACAGGCCCAACAAACGTTGCGCTCGCGCTGAGTATCTGAGCTGCCGCAATCAGTGCAGCTACACCTGGCGCATCGAAGTTTGCGCTTGCATCAAGTATTTGTGCTGTGACTGTTAGGGCGCCCACCCCATCAAAGATAACTGTGCCACTAGCTGCAAGCGTTTGACTCGCAACCAGCAACGTCGCTTCGCCACTTGAAGTTGGCGCGATGTGCGTTGCGCTTACGTTTAGTATTTGCGCACTGACAGTAAGTGTGCCCTCCCCAGCGTATACGGGCACATCGAACTCAGCACTCGCGCTAAGTAACTGGCTCGTAACCACGAGTGTAGCCGTAGCTTGAAAGATTGCAGTAGCATGCGACGCGCTGGCGGTTAAAGTTTGCTGAGTGGCGCTTAAGCTGGCTTCACTTGAGTAAACCGGCGCGGTGAATGTCGCGCTGGCGGCGAGCTGGGCGGCGGCGGCCGTGAGGTTCGCTGTGGCCGTATAGACCGGATCGTCAAAGGCCGCGGAAGCGGCCAAGGTTTGCGAACTCGCGGCGAGCGTTGCGTCACCGGTGTAGCTGGGCGCAACATGCGACGCGCTCGCGGCCAGGGTTTGCGAAGTCGCTGTCAGTGCTGCCGCGGCGGTGAAGGTGCCGGCGTCGAATGTCGCTGATGCGGCCAGCGTTTGGCTAGTCGCGGCCAGCGCGGCCGAAGCAGTGTATGTCGGCGGCGTGTGCGAGGCGGAAGCTGCTAGTGATTGCGCGGTGGCGGTCAGTGTGGCGGTACCGGTCTTGGTGCCAGCGGCGAAGGTCGCGGAGGCGGAGAGGGTTTGCGAACTGGCGACCAGCGCGCCGG